TTTTCGGTACTTCACTACCACGTTTTGCTTGCCACTTTCTCTGCCACTTTCTCTGCCACTTCTGGCATTTGCGCGGTAGACAAGGCTGTAATCGACGCTTTGAAGAAAAAACACAGCTTCAACGAGTCGAGTTACGCTCGAAAGAACCGCGAGTTCTCGCTCGCTGGGAAACAGTCATAATAGGACATCCTGACGAGCCTGCCACTTTTTTGCCACTTTTTTTTGAGAAAGTGGCAGATTTGTGGTCGGAGAAACTTGCAGGTCAGAGGCTTGCAAAAGTCGCAATGTCCTGGTTTGAACACCCGATCTGCCACTTGCCACTTTGTTTTCAAAAAACTTTTTGTACGCGACTCTTAATGGTATCTATAATATAGATACCATGTAAAAAAAAATAAAAAAGTTTTTTGAAAACAGGTGGCAAAGTGGCAGAGTCGAGTTTGGTCTAAGTTGTATGGTTATACCATACGAGCGTCCTAGTACGTCCTAGAAAGTGACCCGCACATGACTGAATGGCGTGAGATCGTCGAATTCCCCGGTTACTCCGTGAGTAACACCGGTTTCGTCCGCAACGACGTCACCGATCGAATAATGCGTCAGACCCCCAACACTCACGGCATACCTATCGTCGGCCTCGTCAAGCTCGGTGAACAACAGAAGCGCTCCGTTTCAGTCTTGGTGGCTGACGCCTTCGTCACTACCGCTCGCAGTCTCAAGTTCAACACGCCGGTTCATCTCGACGGCGACAAGTTCAACAACCACATGGACAACCTCGTCTGGCGTCCACGATGGTTCGCGCTTCAGTACCGTCAGCAGTTCGCACCCGGAGCTATCCGCCAGGGGTTCAACCGCAAGATCCAGGAAATCAAGTCGGGAGAGATCTTTGAAACATCATGGCACGCAGTTGTTAAGTACGGCTTGCTCGAACGAGACATCGTAATCTCGATCCTGAACCAAACGTACGTCCCTCCGACGTATCAAACCTTCCGTCTGTACGAGTGAAAAAAGATACCCAACATGCGGAAATACATGTGCTATTACAGAAGGGATAGGATGAGCCTTTCCTTTTTCCTGGGAAAGGAGTGAAGCATGCTGGAGCGGGACTACCAACCCAAGCTGATCAAGAAGCTGGAACGTATGTTCCCCGGATGCTTCGTCCTGAAGAATGACTCGAGCCATGTCCAAGGAATCCCAGATCTCACGATCTTCTATGGGAACGCTTGGGCATGGCTCGAGGTAAAGGCTGCCGAAGACTCGCCGATACAAGTGAACCAGCCCTATTACGTTGAGTGGGCTCAAGCGAATTCCTTCGGTGCCTTCATCTACCCTTCGAACGAACGGGAAGTGTTGCGTGCCCTACGAGACACGTTTCAAGGGGTTTCGGTCCCACCCCAGGCTTGAAGGCTCACACGCCATTCTAAGCCCCTCGCAATACCACTGGATCAACTACACCCCCGAGAAGATGGGGCAGCGTCTCAGGACCATCGAGGCCGCTAAACGAGGCGATAGCCTCCATGCTCTGGCTGCACATGCTATCGGCGAAAGAATCTACTTCTCTGAAGAGGTCGAATCTCAGCTTTCGCTAGCGATGTATGTCAACCATGCCATCGACTTCGGCATGACGCCCGAACAAACGTTGTTCTACTCGCTCAACTGCTACGGTCACACCGACGCGATCGGTTTTGACGAAGAAGAGATGTTCCTTCGAGTCCACGACTATAAGTCGGGTGTCTCCGAGACTTCGGAAAAGCAGTTGTACGTCTATGCAGCCCTCTTCTGTCTGGAGTACGGATTCCTTCCATACGAAGTGTATGGTGAGCTTCGTATCTATCAGTACGACGGTTACAGGCCGTACGAAATAGATCGAGCATTCTTGGCTCACGTAGTAGACATGATTCGTATGCACGACCAGTACATCGAAGAAAACAGGGCGAGAGGGTAACATGGACATACACGAAGATGAGTACAACGCCCTCTACCACTACGGAACTCCCCGTCATTCCGGTCGGTATCCGTGGGGTTCGGGCGACACGCCTTACGCGAAGTCTACGTCGTTCCTTGCTGAACTCGCCAACATGCGTAGAGAAGGCATGACTGACACGGAAATCGCCAAAGGTTGGGGTATCACCACTTCCCAACTTCGTAACCGAGTCACCCTGTCGAATCAGCAAATCAAGGCAGCTGATATCGCGCGTGCTCAGCGACTGAGGGATGAGGGTAATTCCCAGAGCGCCATCGGCCGGATCATGGGCAAGAACGAGTCTTCGATCCGAGCTCTCCTGAAAGAAGGCGAAGAAGAAAAGAACGCCATCCTTCAGACGACTGCCGATACTCTTCGTCGCCATGTCGAGAAGAAAAAGTTCATCGATGTCGGTGCTGGCGTCGAATATCAGCTGGGGATCAGCAAGGAAAAACTGAAGGCTGCGGTCAACATCCTCAAGGATGAGGGCTACACGCTTCACTACACCCAGGTTCCTCAACTGGGTACTGGTAAGAAGACCAGTGTGAAGTATCTGGCGGGTCCCGGAGTCACGGGTAAAGAAGCCTACGCCAACCGCCACAACATCCAGCAGATCCATAGCAGGTCCAAGGATGGCGGTCGCTCCTTCGAGGAGATTCTTCCGCCTCTGTCGATCGACTCCAAGCGGGTCAAGGTTCGTTACGCCGAAGAAGGCGGAACTGACGCGGACGGTACGATCTACGTCCGTCCCGGTGTAAAGGATGTCGAACTCGGCGGTTCACGCTATGCCCAGGTTCGTATCGCAGTCGATGGGACGCACTACCTCAAGGGCATGGCGATCTACAACGACAAGGACATGCCTCCGGGTGTGGACTTGGTGTTCAACACCAACAAGAAGAACACCGGCAATAAGCTCGACGCCATGAAGAAGATGAAGACCGACCAGGACGGAAAGATCGACAAAGAAGATCCTTTCGGTTCCATGATCTCTGACCAGATCAAGGAAGTCGGCACCTTCGGTGAGCCCAAAGTCACTTCGGTGATGAACATCGTCAACAAAGAGAACGACTGGGATGACTGGTCTAAGACCCTGTCTTCTCAGATGCTCTCGAAGCAGAAGCGCACACTGGCCAAAGAACAGTTGGATCTGACTTACGAGAGCAAGAAGCGTGAGTACGATCTCATCATGAGTCTCACCAATCCAACGGTGAAGAAGCACCTCCTCAAGAAGTTCGCCGAATCGACGGACGCTTCTGCTGTACACCTGAAAGCTGCCCACCTTCCGCGACAGGCAACCAAAGTAATTCTGCCTGTCAATTCCTTGAAGGATGATGAGGTCTACGCCCCCACCTTCAACGATGGCGAGCGGGTAGTTCTGGTTCGGTTCCCTCACGGACACATCTCCGAGATCCCCGAACTCAAGGTGAACAACCGTCATACTGACGCACGGAAGCTCATTGGTACTCACGCGTCTGACGCTATTGGTATCAACAGCCGTGTTGCTGAGCGACTCTCCGGTGCCGACTTCGATGGCGACACTGTTCTGGTCATCCCGAACGACCACGGCAAGGTCAAGAATCAAGCGCCTCTTGAGGGATTGATTGGCTTCGATCCTCGGTCCGAGTACCCGAAGTATGACGGAATGCCTGTGATGGATTCCCGTCAGAAGGGTATAGAGATGGGGAAGATCTCTAACCTCATCACGGACATGACTGTCAGGGGAGCGCCTGACGATGAGATTGTTCGGGCAGTCAAGCATTCTATGGTCGTAATCGACGCCGAGAAGCACGAACTGAACTACAAACAGTCTGCTCTCGACAACGGTATTCTCTCTCTTCAGAGGAAGTACCAGACCAAGGCCAATGGGACTGTGGGTGGTGCGGCAACCCTGATCTCGAGAGCCACTTCGGAAACTCGAATCAATGCTCGGAAACCGCGTGCTGCAAAGGACGGCGGTCCTATCGATCCGGCAACAGGCAAGCTGATGTGGGTAGAGACAGGCGAAAAGTACGACGACGACAATCTCAAGAAGATCAAGTCGACCAAGCTTGCCGACACTGACGACGCTCACACCCTGGTGTCTGAGGCCAACACCCCTATGGAGCGGGTCTATGCTGACCACTCGAACAGGCTGAAGGATCTTGCCAATCAGGCACGTAAAGAGATGGTTGCTACACCCGATCTGGTTCGTTCCCCTTCTGCGGCAAAGCAGTTTGCAGAGCAGGTGAAGAATCTCGATTCCAGCCTCCGCCTTGCTCTGGAGAACGCCCCCCATGAGAGGCAAGCCCAGATCGTAGCCAATGCCGAGTTCCGCATCAAGAAGCAGTCCAATCCGGATCTCGATGACGCTGATCTCAAGAAGATGAAAGCGAAAGCCATTAAGGCTGCGCGCATCAGAGTTGGTGCTGAGAAGCAACTCGTCAAGATCTCAGACAAGGAATGGGAAGCCATTCAGGCTGGCGCCATCTCAAAGACACAGCTGGAGAAGATCCTTGACAACACTGACGTGGACAGAGTCAAGGAACTCGCCACACCCAAGGAGAAGAAGGGTATGAGTACGGCAGACATCGACCGTGCCATGGCCATGCTTCGCAATCCATCAGGCCCCACCACTGCTGAAGTGGCGAACCTTCTTGGTGTGTCTGTAAGCACTCTCAACGCAGCACTCAGGGGTGATGCATGATGAGTGAACAGTTCGCTCTACTGAGTACCTCGGACAATCCCTACAACCCACACACTGAGTGGGATGACTGGTACATGTGGGATCTACCCAGGTACTCCTCCCTCGCCCTACTGGGTAGGGTGATCGTGACATCAGATGAACTTCCTGTTGCACTGCAGCATGAAGCGTATGAGGAAGCGGTGAACATCATCGTTACCGAGAACGTGTCTGGTGTGCACATCAAGGTCGACAGTCCTAAGCCTAAGGACGAGTCAGCCTAAGAAGCTGGTGTGGGGTTGGTTGGATCGAATTCGTAATGGTTGTCCAGATGGCAACCGAGCTCTCATTCAACGTCTTCGGAGCAATCCAATCAACCCCATACCGTAAAAGTTACAAGTTCTGGAAACTTTTCCCTAAAAAATCATGTATAGGG